GTATTAAAATCATTAAGAGGTAATTTCAGAAAACTTTATGTACTTCATAATTTTTGCAACGGAATAACAGGATGGCAATATTTTAGGCAATTAATTGTTGAGGGATTTTTGGCATTTGAAATCATTTATTCTAGTGACGGAAAAGAAATTGTGGGATTTAAAGAATTAGATGCTATAAGTCTTACACCAGCTATAGAAAAAAAAGCTGATGGAACAAGAGAAACTATCTGGTGGCAGTACTACGGTGAAACTACTAGACAAAGAAGATTATTAGATGCTCAGGTGATTTATATCTCTTATTCTAAAGCTAATTCAGTTTCAAGAATATCTTATACTGAAAGATTAATTAGATCTTTCAATTTACTTAAGATTATGGAACATTCAAGGATTATCTGGAACGTAATGAATGCACAGTACAGAATTAAAATGACAGTTCCTATTGGAAGTAAAGCTCCGCAAAAAGCCAAAGAGACTTTGGGAGAACTTATGTCAGTTTACAAAGAAGATATTAAACTCGATACCACATCAGGTGAATTATCTATAAATGGAAGACCTGATTTACAATTTTATAAAAATTATCTTTTTCCACAAAGTGGAGGGGAATCAGTAAAAGTGGAAACAATCAACGGACAAGGACCAAATCTGAACGTAATGGATTCTGTGGTTTATTTCTATAATAAATTAAGACAGGATTCAAAAATTCCATACAATAGATTCTCTTCCAGATTCGGTGTTAGTAGCAGCAATACATTTAAATCTGGTGCAGATGGTGCAGAAAGGGATGAAGTTAGATTTTCTAAATTTATAACAAGACTAAGATCTATCTTTCAGGAGATTATGGTTAAACCATTATGGATCCAAATGTGTTTAGAATTTCCACATCTTAAAGACGATGCAGAATTTAGAAGTCAAATATGTGTTAAGTTTGAAAGCGATAACATGTTTGGCGAATCTAGAGAGATTGAACAACTAATTAAAAAAGTAGATTTTGTAACTGCTTTAGGTGAAGTAAAAGAAACAATAAACGAAGAAGAGGTTCAATATTTCAATCAGGATTATTTAATAGAAAGATGGTTAGATTTATCTAATGATGATATTAAAATGAACAAATTTTATGTTAAAAAAGCAGAGGAGGAAGTAAAAGCAGGAGCAACTGGAGCAGCAGAAGGAGCAACTGGAGCAGCAGAAGGAGCAACTGGAGCAGAAGGTGAAACTGGAGCAGCCGAAGAAGAAGAAGTAACTATTTAAGAAACTTAGTATTTTATAACAAGTATAATAATAGAAATCATTTTTATTATTTAGTAGGTATTTCTACATTTGTTTAAAATATATTGGATGCAAAAAGAACTTAAAATTTTATTAGAAATTGAATGTTTGTCAGGAAACGGTTCACAAAAGATCAAGCAGGATTTAATTAAAAATAGCTATTCGAAAGAATTAGAATATCTTCTTAAGGTTGCGTTAGACCCATTTTTAACTACCAAATTGCATAAACTAGAAGTTTTAGAAGAAAGTCCATACCTAGTTTCTGCTGACCAAGACATATTTGAAAGATTTAAGGATCTAACAGAAAGACTTTTTATAGCACCTGCAGCAAATGATAAGTTTAGAGAAGAAGCTTTTGAATTAGTTAATTGTTTCCCTCTTTCCGTAGATGAAAGAAAAGTATTATGTAAAGTTCTGACCAAAAGACTCAATATTGGTATAGGCGCTAAGCTCATTAATAAATCTTTTGGTAAAGAAATTATACCAGATCCAAGTCTAATGTTAGCTCAAGATGATGAAGACGAAATAAAAAAATGGAGTCATATTATTTGCGAGGAAAAATACGACGGCGTACGTGTGATAGCTTTTGTTTCTGGTAATGAGGTTAAATTCTACACTAGGGCATTTAATGAAATTTCAAATCAGTATTTAGAAAAAATTGGAAATGAATGTTTGGTTTTAATTAAAAATTCAGGATTACAAGGAGATTGGTTTTTTGATGGCGAGCTAACAGATCTGAATAGAAAAAGCGTATCGGGCAAAGTCACACAAATGTTAAGAGGTAAACCTATGAATTCTATAGGCGATGATTTAATCTATAATGTATTTGATTTAGAATATGCAGATACTCTTAAGACCGGAAAAGGTATCATTCCTTTTAGTATCAGAAGGTCTACCTTAGAGGGGGTTTTTAGTACATATAAGACCACTTCACTAACACTTGCAGATTCTTTCTTGACTACAGAAAAAGAAGACATATACGCTTACTATAAGAAGATCGTAGATAATGGAGGTGAGGGAGTTATTCTTAAAAATCCAGAACATGTATACGAGTGTAAAAGATCTAAAAACTGGATTAAATTAAAAGAAGTAAATGAATGTGATTTAGTAATCACAGGCTGGTACCCAGGAGAAGGCAAGAGAGAAGGATTTATTGGGGGATTCTTTTGTAAAGATTTGTCAGGAACACTTAAAGTAAAAGTTGGATCAGGATTTACAGATCAGGATCTACAAGAATTAAGCAAAGACCCAGATTCACATATAAACAAAGTGTGCTCAGTTTTGTATAATGTTATAATTAATGACAAGAACAACAACTGGTCATTATTTTTACCTAGATTTGTAGAGCTAAGACATGATAAGGACCAAGCAGACGATTTAAAAGAAAAATGTAAATAATCTAAATTTTAATATATGGAGGAGGTTAAAGTAGCAAAATTTTTAAAGAGTGTATGTGAGATTCACAGGGAGACTGATTTTTATATTTATAAAGGAAAGGCACATAAGTGTGTTGTGTGTACTAAGAAAAAATCTAAAGAATGGGCATTAAAAAATCCTAGGTACGTAAAACAATATTCTATTAAATATAGTGAAGAAAATCAGGAGAGAATAAAAAACCTAAACAACAGACACAAAGAAATAAGTAGAAGAAAGACATTAGAAGATCGTGATAATTTTTACAAAAAATTTGGAGACTATATAGAAGAGATAGCATCTAAAATTTCCTTAAAAAAAATACCACACGATACAAAATTTAGAGGAATGAATAATCCTACTAAGGATAAAATACTTGAAGTTCTTATAAAATCCAAAAGAACTCAATTAACCAACTACGAGAGATATAGAGCTTCTTCGATGGTTAAATGGAATCATCTTAAGTCTCTTAATATGGAATTTGCAACAGAAGAGCAGAAATCTATTATAAGAGCGGAGTATAAAGAAATAGCTCAGAAAGTTGTTGATGCTGAGATGGAAATAATAATAAAAAATATTAAATGATAAAAGAATTATTAACAGAAAAATTAAGGCCTAAAGAATTAAAACATATGATTCTTCCTCAAAGGATTAAAGGATCATTTGAAAACGGGCTTCAACAAAATGTTTTATTAGCTGGATCTCCAGGATCTGGTAAAACTAGTATGGCTAAGATTCTTATAAAGGATCACCCATATATTTTTATAAATGTATCCGATGAAAGTTCAGTTGAAACAATAAGAACTAAGGTACACGATTTCTGTTCAACTGTTTCTATTCTCAATGGAGAGAACCAAACAAAGATAGTTGTACTAGATGAGTTTGATGGTGCATCAGATCAGTTCTATAAAGCTTTAAGGGGTACAATTGAGAAATATGCTAAGACAACAAGATTTGTTGCTACGTGTAATTATATAAGTAAAATACCGGATGCTATAAAATCAAGATTCGAGGTATATGATTTTGATCCAGCATCTAAGGAGGAAGAGGCTGAAATACAGACACAATGGCAAGAAAGAATTTCTAAAATTCTTTCAGCTATGGAAATAGCTCATAATGAAAGAACATTGGAGTTATTTACTAAAAAATATTTTCCAGATATGAGATCTGCACTGAATACAATTCAAAGATGGAATATTGATGGAGTGACAGATCTTACAGAACAAAAAATCAATGAGGCTTTATTTGATCACGAAGATCTTTTTAATCTTATAATGAGTTCGCAAGATTCTTTGAAAAACTACCAATACATCATTGGGCATTATTCAGGAAAGGTTGATGAGGCTATGTCTTCTTTAGATTCTGAATTTATAAATTGGTTGGCTGAGAAGCATCCTGGTAAATTAAGTCTTATTCCTAATATAATAATTCTTAGTGCTAAGTATCAAGCAGAAAGAAGTCAGGTTATAGATCCTATTACAAGTCTATTAGCATTAGTCTTTAGTTTACAAGGGACAATGAATAAATGACTGATAAAATAGTCTAAAAATGACCAGCAAAATAGTCTAAAAATGACCAGCAAACTACACATTAACTAAGGAATCATATGATAATGCTTAGTATACTACGCAAAAATAAGTTATGAGAGGGAAAATTATAATAGTGGGACCAGGAGGATCAGGAAAAGATTTTCTAAGAAAGAAAATGGTCGAAAGAGGATTTGATTATGGTGTATCTTTCACTAGCAGACCTCCAAGAGAAGGGGAGAAAGAAGGAATTGATTATTATTATAGAGATATTAATTTCTTTGAATCTAATAAAAATATATTTTTAGAACTACAGGAATTTAATGAATGGAAATATGGTATTTCTAAAGGAGAGTTTTCAATAAAAAATCTTTTCATTCTAAGTCCAGCAGGACTTAAAAGTCTACCTAAGTCATTTAGAGATGATTCTTTTGTTATTTATTTGAATCCCGCAGAGGATACAAGGGTTAAAAGATTGAAAGAAAGAAATGATGCAGATGATGTCGAAAGAAGATTAATCGCGGACCAGAAGGATTTTTTTGAATTTTCAGACTATGATATAATGATAACAAATGAAGATTTTTAAAATATGGTAACGGTACTAGTAGATGGTAATTATATATTTCACAAAACATTCGGGATTTTTTCCGGTTTTGGTAGCAAAAATCCAGGGGACGTTTTATCTTCTGAGGCAGAAAGAAATATGTTTGTAAGAAAGGTGATAACAGATTTATGCTACGCATTAAATCAAATACCTAATATAAATCGTATAGTGTTTTGTAAAGACTCCAGATCTTGGAGAAAAGATTATAAAATAACACGAAGTGTATATAAAGAGAGCAGAATAAAAAGCGAAGGAGTTGACTGGGGATCTTTCTTTAAACTCATGGACGAATTTTCTGAATATTTAGAAGAGAGCGGATTTATTTATAGCTCTTATAGAGGTGCGGAAGGTGACGATTTAATTTGGGCTTGGTGTGAATATTTAAAAGATTCTGAAGATTGCGTTGTGGTAATAAGTGGCGATAAGGATATGCACCAGCTTGTAGAATATAACGGAAAAAGATGGACTGGTATATGGAACAATAATTCAAAAAATAATAAGTTAGTGGTATCACAAGATTGGTCTATTAATCGAGTTGAAGAACCCACTATTTTTGATGTCACGCCAGCTTCTGGATCTAATGATGATAAATTAGATAAGCTAATCTCTTCTTGTATTGTTGAAAAAATAGATGTTAAAGAATATGTCTTTAAAAAGATCCTTATGGGAGATAAAAAAGATGATGTTCCTGGAGTTTTTCCCTACAAAACAAAAAACGGTAAGAATTCAAATATTGCAGAAGGTAAAGCACAGAAGATTTGGGATCTTTATGTGGAAACTGATTGGGTTAATTTCAGTCTAGAAGAGCTATGGGACAATGAAGATTTTCTTGGTTGGATTGCAGGATTATCTTTAAGATTAATATCGCAGACAGACAATAAAGAAAATAGAGATCAATTTAAAAAATTCTACGAAGAGAATGCCAGATTAGTTTGGTTAAATAGTAAATCAATACCACATAACATGGTTGAAGGACTTAGATCTCATGTTCAGGAATTAGATGCAAAAGAAAAATTTGAAGTTAAGATTGATAAAAAAGAAATGATTGATAATTCACCATGGGCTAAAGAGTCAACACCACCTAGGGGATTTGATCCTTTTGATTTATTTAAGTGATATGAATAATCCATTCGATATAATTAAAGCTTTTCATTCTAAGAACTGGGATAAAATTTCAGATAGAGATAAAGCTAGAAATCTATTTATGATAAACAGGATATGTTCTATTGCATATCCTTTACAAGCTAATTCTTTTAATCATATAAAAATAAATCCCGCAAAGGTTGTTGACTTCTGGAAGGTTTTTATCACACACAAGCATAAAACTACACCATCTTGGATTTGGACAAAGACTCTTAAGAAGGAGAAAGAGAAATTAGAAAATAAATACAAGGAAGAGATCATAGATTTTATAAAAGAGAAGAACGAAATCTCTAATAGAGAGATAAAAGAACTGATTGAATTTTTTCCTAGTAAATTCAAAGAATACTATAAAGAAGTAGAAAGCCTCCTGAGATAAGATTGATATTATTCGTTAGGATATATATCATAAACAAAATAGTCCGGGATGAACGAACTTAATCAAATAACGATAAAACAACTCCTGGCTTCTAATACTATAGGAGTCAATAATTCTATCACTAATGCGAATTTTGCACAATTACAAGAGGGATTACTTCTTATAAATTCTGCATTTGGTATTTCAATACAGAATAAGACATTAAATTTCCCTACTGGTAAAATTAATACCGGTACAATAAAAGCAGACACCATAAGATTGCCTATCAATGGGAATTCTTCTATTCAATTAAATGGAAGCAACGGGGAAATATTAGTAAACGGATTAAGCACAACTGCTAATGCCTTTATTGGAGGAAACTTAATAGTAGGTGACAGTAACAATGGAGGAAGATTAAAATTAATCCTAGACCGAACTTATATAGACGAAACAATTAAACCTGGAGAACCCGGACAGGTAAGGTTTATTGGAGATGACTATGAAGTTTATTTAAATTATGGAGAGGCATTAGCGTCATTCTCATTTACTGTGGGCTCTGGTGCAAATGGACAGAATATAGCGGTTTTATATAATGGAGCAACAGCAGGACAAGTTCAATGGAATAATGATAATGTTTTAACATCAGAAAATTTAGTAAATGCTATACTTACTAACGCCACTGGTCCTTGCTTAGCAGAATCAAATTTAAATACAGTTACAATCCTAGCATTACCTGGATTAGGTGCAACAGCAAACGGAGACGCTATAACAATATCAGGTAATGTACCTGTCAGTGTGTCATCTGGAACTATGTCAGGTGGTGTTAATGGAACAGGAGCTTGGGTTTCTATAATAGGATCACAAGGACCTACAGGACCTACGGGATCAGGAGCTGGTCCTACAGGAGCAACTGGAGCAGGTGCTACTGGAACAACTGGAACAACTGGAGCTACAGGACCTACCGGTACAGGAATTACCGGAGCTACAGGAGCAACTGGAACAGGAGCAACTGGAACAACAGGCTCAACCGGTCCAACAGGTGATACAGGGCCTACTGGTTCTAATGGAGCAAAAGGATCTCCAGGAGCTCCAGGTGTTACTGGTGCTACTGGACCTTCTGGACCTACAGGACCTACAGGAACAGCAGGTAGTAACGGTGCCACTGGTATTACTGGTTCCACAGGACCTACTGGAGCTACTGGAGCTACTGGAGCTACTGGAGCTAATTGGTACACCGGATCTGGTGCTCCTTCTATAGGAACAGGAAGCGAAGGGGACTTATACTTAGACGGTGTTACTGGCGATGTATATGAAAAAATAGGAGGAATTTGGCAATTACAATCTAATATTAAAGGCGTTACGGGTGATACTGGAGCTACTGGAGCTGGTGAAACTGGAGCAACAGGAGCTACTGGAGCTACTGGAGCTACTGGAGCTACTGGAGCTGGTGAAACGGGAGCTACTGGAGCTACTGGAGCAGTGGGAACACCTGCGCCTATGGGATATGTAGATTTATCTAAACTTAGCACAGTACAAC